CCAAAGTCTTTGCGACCTTATCCAGCATCTTCCGGTTTTGCTGAACACCCTCATAATCCTGGATCATTGCAATTGCATCTGGTGGCGGTTCCATTCCTGTCTGTTGTGCGCCAGCCACCATCGCATAGGCATTGCTTAAGGTTTCTTCTTCACCATCCCACATCTGGTATTCCAAGCGCTCGCGCCTACGCGCAACCGGTTTCGGATTCTTGGCATATAATGCAGCGGTTCTTTGTTGAACATGGCGCTGAAGGATGTTTGCTACATAACGATGATCATCCCATTCTTTTTCATTAAAACCCTTGTATGCCGCTTTCATGTCCGAGCGCATCTGCTTGAACGCCTTGCTGTGAAATGCCTTTGCGTTCTCTACACGGCTCTGAACCTCTGATACCAAGGCACGCCGTCTTTGTGTCGGCTCCGGTATCTCTTCTGTCATTTCTGTTACTTCCATCAGAACCCTCCAGTGTCATTCATGGATATACCTTTTTCTTGTTGCTTCGTTGACCACTTCACCCAGGCTAATGTTCCCACTTTAGGAATATTTGTTTTCTGCACCATTCCACCAGGATTTGCTAATTTGCCTAAACCCATGCCGATCCACGCAAGTGCATCCACAAAGTCATCGTTTCTCGCGTTAGGGAATTTCAGCAACTCATCCACCGCCCTCTGGGACCAGAATCCTGTTTTGGGTAAATAAACCTTCCTCATTGCCATCCTGCCGATGATTGATTGCGCTCTCTGAACTTTGTTGGCAACCGGTGTCACTTCATGAACCGCGCAATGAGTGTGGGTTTCCATCATTCGTTTTCTTAAAAATGGGCCGATCGCTTTGGATATGTGACCCTTTTCGGCCCACCAAACCAAAGGCTTCCATTTCTTGATCAACTCCAGCATTGCCTCAACTACTTTGTTGGCTCCTTGTCTTTCCCACCAGCAATCGAGTATGTAGATATCGTCTTCTTCATCCACTCCCACAACGAGGAGACACGTTGCATCATTTCTCGTTTTATCTGTCCCAACTGCATGATCACTGCTTGCATAAATCCTCAATCTTTCTGGAAGTTTCTTTTTTTCATAAAACATTAAGTACTCGCGCCGAAACAAATCCCCATCTTCTGGGCTCGGCCTTTGCTGATACAATGCACTGAATCCACGCGGATCCAATCTCTGTTGCGCTTCCATGAACTCGCGATCGAAACGCTCCGGCCATAAAAGCTCACCCTTCTTTCTCTTTAACGGATCATCTTCATCTGCAATTGCCGGTAGATTGATAACCTTCCATTTTGATACCTCTTCTTCATTATAATGCGGATTCATTGGGTCTGTTAAACGACCACATAAATCATCCTCATGCCATCTCGTCTGCACTATCGTGATCGAAGCACTTGCCGTCATTAAACGGGTCATCAGCACTTGCGTGAACCACTGCCAGAGCGACTCGCGCTGGGTCGGGGATTGTGCTTCCATTGCATCCTTGATCGGATCATCCAGGATTACATAATCTCCTCCACGACCCGTGATAGATCCGCCCTTTCCCACAAAAACCGCCATACCGCCGGCCTTTGTCTGGATCCTCGATTTTGATGCTCCGCCTTTACGGAATTCAAAGTGAGGAAAAACCTGTCTGTATTGAGGGCTTTCCATGATATTCCGGCAGTCTGCACCGAAATCCTGGGCAAAGTCCTCGTTGTAACTTGCGAAAATAACTGATCTGTAAGGATCCTTTCCCAATAGCCACGGGATGAATCGGCGCGAGATCAGTTCGCTTTTTCCATGCCTGGGCGGTAGCGTTACCATCAATCTTGGAATATGTCCTTTCTGGACTTTTTCCAAGACTTTGCTGATTGCCCTGTGATGCTTTGCATCCTTGAAGATCGACAGCTCCAGGTCGTCAGGATCATCAGGATCCGGCATCGTAAATTTCACAAACTTTAAAAAGTCAGATCGGCATTCGATGGCGCGTTTCTGTCTTTTCGCCGCCGCGATCTGGCGTTCCAGCTCCGACAGCTTTTTTGACACTAATCCAAACCCTCCAAATACTTTGTTTTGCCGTTGACTTTGACAGCTCGTAAACAAACACGGCGGTTCTTGGATTTGTCGATCTTGTTCGAAAGATGAAGCCAGCCATCCATCGGATCGCCTTCTCCATCTGCTATCTGTTCTGGGGTTGATGCGAATTCCAGGATTAATTGATCCCAGGAAAGCGAGCTGGCTTCAATCCACTTTGCAACGGCATAGTTGCTTTCGGATTGCCGTGCTTCCCAATCGGCTGCTTCGCCGAAAACGTGCTGGCTCTTTTCGGATGATCCCAGCTGACGGCAAACCTCAATATTGCGCCAGCCTGACGATATAGAAATGGGGCCGAATTCTTCTCTGAGAGGCTCCAGGAGGGTCTGACAAAGTGCTACAAGATTCGAAACTACCTCTACCGGTGGTTTGGATTGGTCAATTCCCAATCTTGTAGCAATCTGCGACCTCGTGAACTCTCGGAGCTTAAAATGCTCGCTGAGTTGCATGGTCAGTATTTACACTTACACTTGCTCTTGGGTTTACCGCATTTTTTGCACTTCATTTGAACATATCCTTCATTGATTTGAATCCATTATCGGTCATCTGGTCGATATGCTCGTCCAGTTCTGCTTTTGCCTCATCAGTTAAATGCTCATTAAGTTTATCAACCACATGGGTTGAAATTAGGCTTTGAGCTTTGTCGGCGACCAGCCCTTGAATCGCGTTCATTAGCATTCCAACTAGCATATTATTCTTCTTTCTGATTAGGTGCGGTTATGTCCACACGTTGCTCGAATTGAGTGGGGCCATTGGAAGCTTCCTTCGAGTCCTCACTCTTGTTCATATCACTAGAGGCATCCCCAAAATAAAATGCACCTAGTTGGGCCAAAATGACGGTTAGGCTACCCACCATTACCTGGGTCAAACTGGAGATTTTATCCGACATCTCACCCTCAAAAACGAACAAGAAATAGATCGTGGCGCTATATACCCCTAAAACCAAAATCGCCAACAAAAATCTAAACCTTGCCCGTGATAACTGGATCCGATCAGTAACCGACATCCCATTACCATTTTTTGATTTTGCAGGAGGATCTGGTGTCCTCGTTATCTTCTCTATCGTTTCAGCCACGATTACCTCCTATTCTTCCTGAAAGCACAAAATCCTTAAGTGTCTCTATCTCACGCTCCAGATTCTGCATTTGCTGATTGATTGCCGCAATTGAGGTCTTCACTTCGATCAGATCCGTTTTATCAAATGATTCGCGGATCAGCTCCTCGAACTTCTCATTCATCTTGTTGCGATCCACGCGAGCCTGACTCTCGGTCTTGTAGAACCAGAAGCCTAAAATCAACAGCATTGCTCCAATTACACCTTGATCTAAAAACATACTTGCTATGCGGTCTGGAACGTCATTCACTGTCGAAGGTGGAGCTTGCCTGGGCGCGTATTCGTAATGAGGGTTTGTTCTTCGATGCTCATCTGCCATCAATTTGTCGGCATAGGCCGTGCCTGAAAGCAGAATGAATACGATTACCAATAATGCTTTTTTCATCGGTAAAATATATGTGAGTCCACTTTTAAAACTCTCTTTTTCTGTTTTGCCCATCTCGGGCTGACATAATCTGCATGATAATGAGTTGCTCCATGCACCAGCTGGGGTAAGAACTCCCGAGCCGTCATCATCCAAATCGCCAGATCGACAGAATCTCTCCAAGCTTTGCCAGCCATAGGATTGTCATTCCGGCCATCGCAATACCAAGAAAACTGGCACATATGGCGTAAAGGGTGACTTCCCTGGTGGATCCCTTGTCTGACCACTCCGCAAATGGTATTCGGGAACCTGGAGGATTGAGTGCGGTTGAGTACCACTTGCGAGACTGCAAATTGGCTAAGTCGTGACTCACTCCGCGACTCATGGTAGATATTGAGCGCCAAACAGCGTGTCTCATCTTCATCCTGCAAGCTCCGCATTGCAGAAACCGATGTCCAGATCGCCAGTAAGATGACGATCGGCAGAATCAACTTTAAGGGTAAAATAAGCCACTATTTGGGTTGTTGCTATCCTATGGTTTGGGGAACTGGTCTTTCACCTTCTGCACCTCCGCTTTCCAGCCGTCATAGCCCTGGTGGAATAGCTGATCTAGCTGGGTCTGCCAGGATGGGTAAGCATCGGCCCTTGACCTAGCGTAGGCTTGTTTTTCATACTCGTTTTCTAGCTCTTTTAACTTGTCTTGGATTGCTCCTTCTGTTGGTTGTTTTTTTTCTGAATACCATTTCGCAATTTTACCATTTACTACTTTAAAGCCTCCATCAACCCCAAGAGCCACAATCGCATCAGAAATATTTGGTTTTAATATACTCATTTTTGAACCTCCATGAACGTGGTTAAAAAAGAACTATCATTGGTGTCTGGAGGTGGGATTGTCACAGTAGCATTATTAGATCTTTTCCTGAAAAAAAATCCATAATAAAGCGTATTGCCAGCAGAAAAACCGCTTAAAGTATCTTTAACATTTATGGAATGGGTTGTCATATGTCTACTGTTAGCATAACCAATTAATGGACCAGTGCTATCTGATATATACGGATCAGCTACTAATGTGTGAGAAGTTGTTACAGTAGCACTATTATTTCGATAAATTCTCACACCATGCCCTTCATTTATATCACCAGTATTAACCCCATAATGGAAAAAAATATAAATATCAGACGAACTAGATTTCAATGTTATATTTAATTCATGATAGTTTATATAATTTGTGTTAATTGTATTTCCTTCTTTTTTGGCATCATGAGTTACTTGCAAAACAGTTCCAGCAGGAAAAACCGCAGTTGTTAGTTTCCCTGCCGAATCAATGATTTCGTTGTTATTAATTTTAAAAATTCCTGTCATTATTCACTCGGTTTAGGGTGTGCATCTTTTACCGCTTTGACAGCCTTGTAGAACCCACCATCTTTGCTTACTTTTCCGCTATCAATATCTTTGAATAATAGATCAAAT